GTTCCTAAAACGATGAAGACACCTCGAGTTATCGCGATGGAGCCTACCTGCATGCAATATATGCAGCAGGCACTCTACCGCGTCTTTCTCGATTTGCACAAGAGGGATGAACTCCTCTCGCGCTTGTTCGGATTTGATGACCAAACGCCTAATCAGCGAATGGCTCATCGCGGGTCCCTTGGAAAAGGACTCGCGACACTCGATTTGAGTGACGCTTCCGATCGTGTCTCCAATCAGCTCGTTAGGTCGATGTTCGATCGGTGGCCAATTTTGAAAGAGGCCGTCGATTCGACACGTTCCCGCCGGGCTGTCATACCTAGCATGATCGGAGGGCCCGAAAGGGTCATCCGACTCGCAAAGTATGCGTCTATGGGTTCAGCGCTCTGCTTTCCCATTGAAGCAATGGTCTTCACGACATTGATCTTCCTGGGGATCCAGGAGTCGCTCAACACGCCACTCACAAGAGAGGATGTAAAATCCTTCTCTCGTTCGGTGCGCGTCTACGGGGACGATATCATCGCCCCCGAAGACCATGTGCTGTCCGTTGTACAGTCGCTCGAGCATTTCGGTGCAAGAGTAGGACTGGACAAGTCTTTCTGGACCGGAAGGTTCAGAGAGTCTTGTGGTAAGGAGTATTATGCCGGCGAGGACGTATCCATCGTCCGAGTTCGCAGACTACTACCTACACAACGGCAGGACGCTGACGGTGTTAATTCAGCAGTATCTCTTAGGAACCAGCTTTACCAAGCTGGCTACTGGAGAACTGCTGGATGGATGGACCAACTCATTAGGAAGATTATCACTTTCTTCCCAAATGTGCGTCCATCCTCACCGTTATTGGGCAGGGAATGCTCCCTTGGTATCCATTCCAAGGAGGTGCTGGGACGTAAGTTCCAGCGAGCATGTCCAAACCGCCACGTTCCGCTAGTTCGCGGATATCGTGTGGTGGCCAAACCCCCGAGAGATCTTCTCGACGGGACTGGTGCCCTACTCAAGTGCTTGTTAAAGCTTGAGCTAGGCTCTTTGGCCCCAGAAGGGCCATACCCGAAACTCTCGCTTGAGGGAATCAGTACTTTCGATTCCCCCGAGCACCTGGAGCGTTCTGGACGCCCCGAGCGCGTTAGCATAAAGCTCGGGTGGAACTCACCCCGATAGGGATGAGTGGGCCAGTCATGGCCTACGGGAGGGACCTAAGCCCCCTTCTGAAAGATTAATAATCTTTCTTGAGGGTACTTGCGCCCCTGAGAGGTTGCCAG